GAGGCAAGTATAAAACAGATGCGTTAAAAGCCAAATATGCTGAATTAGAACCAATGCATCAATCATTTATTAAACAAGCACTTGGCCAAGAGCAAGGTTTGACAGAAGATTCATTTGACAATCCAGTGGCCAGTGCCATCACTCGTAGAATTTTAATGCAACGTGCAGACTTATTAAGCAAGTACGGTCCAGAAAAAGTAACAGCCGCCATTGATGATGTTGCAGATTTTGTAGGTGATACAGAAGAAATTGGTAGCAGTGATGTAAGTGGTTGGGTAAGACAAGTTGAACAATCATTGGGCGGGGTTGATGAAGGCATTCTGGACACTGCCAAGAAGATTGGCAACCAAGTATTTGACAAGCTAGGTGGCGGCAGTGATGAAGACTTGTTGAACAAGCTACGCAAAGACGCAGGTTTGCCACCAAGAATGGCTGTGCCAAACAAACAACCCAAACAAGATGTTGAAGAAGAACTGGATACTGATGGAGTCATGATGACACGACCATCAAACATGAGTAGTTGACCTAACACTTAACTTCTGACAAAAAAAAGGCAGATTTTTCTGCCTTTTCCTTTGACTTTATAAATAAAAGCACGTATACTCAGTGCAGTGTACGTTAGTAAACTACACATAGGCTTACATAGGCATTTAATTCTGAAAGGTAAAAACACTATGGCATCATTAGCAGAAATCCGCGCAAGACTCGCAGCCGCAGAGTCCAACAAGGGCGGTCAATCACAAAGCGGCGGCGACAACGCAATTTATCCACACTGGAACATCGATGAAGGCGCAAGCGCAAATGTGCGTTTCCTTCCTGACGGTAACAGTAAAAACACTTTCTTCTGGGTTGAACGAGCAATGATCAAATTGCCGTTTGCCGGCATCAAAGGAGAAATGGAATCCAAACAAGTACAAGTTCAGGTTCCCTGTGTTGAAATGTGGGGCGAAGCTTGTCCAATTCTTGCAGAAGTACGCACATGGTTCAAGGACAAGAGTCTTGAAGACATGGGTCGTAAGTACTGGAAGAAACGCAGTTACATTTTCCAAGGCTTTGTACGTGAGAATCCTCTCAGTGATGACAAGAGTCCTGAGAATCCCATTCGCCGATTCATCATCGGACCACAAATTTTCCAAACTATCAAGGGTGCATTGATGGATCCTGAGTTGGAAGAATTGCCAACAGACTTGATGCGTGGTCTGGACTTCCGTATCACTAAAACCAGCAAGGGCGGTTATGCTGATTACTCCACCTCCAAGTGGGCTCGTAAAGAATCAGCACTGACTGAAGCCGAGCAGGCTGCTGTCGAAACACATGGCTTGTTTGATCTTGCCAGCTTCTTGCCCAAGAAGCCCAGCGAAGCTGAGTTGAAAGTCATCAAAGAAATGTTTGAAGCAAGTGTTGATGGCCAACCATATGACACTGAGCGTTGGGGACAGTACTATCGTCCAGCAGGAGTGCAAGCACCAGCTGGCGCCAAGTCAGGCAACGAGAGTGCACCAGCACCCAAGGCCACTCCAGTAGCGGCAGCACCAGCCAAAGTTGATGACACACCTCCATTTGATGTTGAGGAATCAACTGCTACAGCACCTGTAGCCGCACCAAAGTCTACGCAAAAAGCCGAAGACATTTTGGCTATGATTCGCGCTAGACAAAAGCAATAATCTAAGTTATAATTGCACAAAGGGGAGACTCTTTGTGCAATCCTATCTATACAGGTGAAAAAATATGGGAAAACCTTTTGACGTAAGTAAGTTCCGCAAGGAAATTACAAAAAGCATTGATGGCCTTTCAATTGGCTTCAACGATCCAACAGATTGGATCTCTACAGGCAACTATGCCTTGAACTATCTCATCAGCGGAGACTTTAATCGTGGCATTCCTTTGGGCAAGGTCACAGTTTTTGCTGGAGACTCAGGAGCAGGTAAATCATATATCTGCTCAGGTAACATTATCAAACACGCACAAGAGCAAGGCATCTTTGTTGTGTTAGTTGACAGTGAAAACGCTCTTGACGAACAATGGCTCAAAGACCTTGGAGTTGACACCAGCGACAGTAAGCTACTCAAACTGAGTATGGCCATGATCGACGATGTTGCTAAAACAATCTCCACATTCATGAGCGACTACAAGGCCTTGCCTGATGGCGAGCGTCCCAAAGTCCTGTTTGTGATTGATAGTTTGGGCATGTTGTTGACTCCCACCGACGTTAACCAGTTCGAAGCTGGTGAAATGAAAGGTGACCTGGGTCGTAAACCCAAAGCATTGACAGCACTGGTTCGTAATTGTGTCAACATGTTTGGTAGTTACAACGTTGGCTTGGTATGTACTAATCACACATACGCAAGTCAAGACATGTTTGACCCCGATGACAAGATCAGCGGCGGCCAAGGCTTTATCTATGCCAGCAGTATTGTTGTTGCCATGAAGAAGATGAAGCTCAAAGAGGACGAGGACGGCAACAAAGTAAGCGAAGTCAATGGCATTCGTGCCGGCTGCAAAGTTATGAAAACTCGTTATGCAAAACCTTTTGAAGGTGTGCAGGTCAAAATCCCGTACACAACTGGCATGAGTCCTTACTCAGGGCTTGTGGACTTGATTGAGAAAAAAGGCTTGCTCAAACGTGAAGGCAACAGTTTGGTGTTTACCACTAGTCAAGGTGAGATCATCAAGAAGTTCCGCAAAGCTTGGGAAAAGAATGATGATGGATGCCTTGACACTGTGATGAAGGACTTTGGAAATCAGAAGGAAGAGGTAAGTACTCCCGAACAGGAGGATTCTGAATGATTGAAACAGTTGCAAACGAACTTTGGAGTGAACTCAAACGTTATGTAAACACTGTTGATCGTGCAGAGGCCGCAGTGACTGTGGTCTCTGTATTAATTGATCATGATTGTGATGCCGAAGACATCCGTGATGCTTTTAAAGGCGACAGTGATATTAAACGTGCGTTAACAGACTATCTTGACAACGACAAAGACTATGTTGACGATGAAGATGCTGAAGAAGACGAAGACTTTGATGACTTCAAAGACGAAGACTGGGAAGACTGATGTGGTACAGTCGCGTAGTTGCCGATCTTGGTGCTATTCCTGATTTTATTGCTCACTACGAGCGTGAACTAGATAGTGCCAAGGCCGAGTGCCGCATTGGTGGTGTGGTCGAAAGAGCCATCAAGGAACTGCCAGGACACACCGAACACAGATTCAATCAACTACAAGAAATTGAAGCTGTGTTGGGTTTTCTAAACATACAATTACGCAAAATCCGCAGACGCCATTTTCAAAAGTACCTTGAGGGATACGCTCGAGCATTGACTAGTCGCGATGCTGAAAAGTACGTAGATGGTGAGGATGAGGTTATCGACTTTGAAACTATCATCAACGAAGTGGCACTATTGCGTAACAAGTGGCTGGGAATCATGAAGGGTCTAGACACCAAGCAATGGCAGATGGGACATATTGTTCGCCTACGCACAGCCGGCATGGAAGATATACAAATATGATATTTAAAACCCCAGAAGAAAGCCATGCTCATAGTCTGCAGACATTGAGTGCATTGTACGAGTACGACGATTTCATGATGAGTATTAAAACTCTGGCCGACATGGGGTGTGGTAGCGGTCTTGACCTTGAATGGTGGGCCACTAGGACCATGCGTGATGAATCGCAGGAACCATTGAATATCAAATGTACTGGATATGACGTACAATCTTTGTTGCCAATTGCACACAAGCATCGTAACATACAATACGCTTGTCATGATTTTGAAAACCCTGTTATTTCATTGACACCGTATGACATTGTTTGGAGTCATGATGCCTTTCAGTATGCAGTCAATCCTTTGGGAACTTTGGCAAACTGGTGGAATGTCATGAGTCCCGGCGGTATGTTGGCAATTGTGATACCGCAAACCACCAACTTTGAATTCAACGAACATGCGTTTATTCAACGTGATTTTTGTTACTTCAACTGGACCATGGTCAGTTTAATTCATGCCTTGGCTGTGTGTGGGTTTGATTGTGCTGATGGATTCTTTTTAAAGAATCCCAATGATCCCTGGCTACATGCAGTGGTTTATAAAAGCGATGTGCCGCCACTAGACCCAAAAACAACATCTTGGTATGATCTCTGCGATTTGAATCTGCTACCCGAATCTGTGGCAAAGAGTGCAACCAAGTATGGTTATGTGCGACAACAAGATTTGGTATTACCTTGGG